GAGAGCTTCACATGTCAGGCTCGGAGTTCCTCCGCCGATGGGACGCCGGGCAGTACCGTGACAGCGACGTTGACCAGGTGGACGGCCTCCCTGACGTGGTGGCAGCGATCTCGCTGGTCCGGTGAGCCGAGGGCCTCTCACCGTCACGTCTGACGGGAGAGGCCCTCGGTCACTCGGTGCACTCCTCGCCAAGAGGTGACACCCAGCCTAGTCCCGACCGCGCGTCGCGACACCTCGCGGTGACCGGGGATGGCAGGATGGGCACGACATAGAACGCCCCCGCAGCGGCCGACAACCGCCCGGGGGCATGGACGAGCTGAGCTTTGGAGGCTCTCGCCGTGGACAACGGTACCAGCACTAGACCATTCAAGCTGCGCTGGGAGGACGCCGTGTTCGACGATCCCAACCTGACGGCAACACAGACACTCGTCGGCCTCGCGGTCGCCTGGTACGCGCGGGCGGAAGACGGCCACAACGCCTTCCCTAGCGTCGAGACGATCACCCGCCGGACCAAGCTGAGCCGCCGCACAGTGCAGACAACACTGCGGCAACTACGGGAGTTTGGGTACCTGCGCGACATGACCCCACCAGAGCAACGGCGCCAGCAGCACCGCCGTGGACTGGCCAACGTCTACCACCTGACCTTCCCAACGGGTGCAACTGACGACGCCAACGGGTGCAACTGGCGACCTGCGACGGTGCGTCAGTTGCACCCCAATACTCATAGAACACCCATAGAGAACACCCAGGGAAAGTCCATCGCTGGCGCGATGCATCACGCTGACGCGCGACGCCGGGAGGACACGCGAACCTTCGATCCTCGTCAGGACGATCCGATGCAGTGGCTTGACGTGTCCGCGGACGGCTTCCAGGCAGGCGAGGAAGCCATGAGCATGGACATGATCGACCGAGGGGTACACCCTTACAACGTGCTGAACGTGATCCACAAGCAGCGGGCAGGGTAGGTACTTGAACGAAAGGCCAGTCAACATCAACCCCGGCCAGGACGAGGAAGAGCGTCAACCGCTAAGATCCTCGCGAGGGCCCCGGACGAGAGGCACAGTCAATGCCGGATGCTGACGTTGCTGGCGCTAGCCGGGGGGATCTAGCTTGGTGGGCGACCCAGTTCCGGCATTACGCCGAGACCGACCAGTGCTGCACCGCCGCCGGGTACCTCGCGGCTGCTAAACGCTTGGACCGTGCCGTCGCTGAGCCCGGCGAGCCACTCCCAGCGGCCCCCGGACAGCAGGAGACGGTGGACGGGTCGTACGGCCCGGTACGGTCCAGGCGACCCGGGCCGTACCCCCCGGCGCGGGCGGCTGGCGGTCAACGATGACAGAGGTGGTGCGAGGCCCCGATGAACCGACCCGACATGCAGGCCCGCGGGTTGAGTGGGAGCTGCGCATCTGGGGTGACGGTGACGTGGTCCAGGGCGGCAGGTGCCCAGCCGGCGCGCTCGCAAAGATCCTGCAACACGCGGATGAGTTGGCGCAGCGGTCAGAGCCTGTGCCCGTCCTGGACGCCAGGCGGAAACCGGGAGAAAGCGATGGGTAGCGAGACGCCCTCTGAGGGACTCGAATGGGAGACCTACGTGTCGTCGATACGACTGTCCCCGGCCAGTCCAGGGGATGTGTCGGACGTCGCCGAGCGCCGGGAGCGTGCCGAAAGTCTGCGGCTCACCCAGCTTGCGCTCGGCCTGGAGGTCGATGATTTCCACCTCCCTCAGCTCGCGCACTGGGTGCACACGGGGCGGGAGCTGCCGAGCGCCGTCGCGCTGGACGGGCCGGACGCGGTCAGGTGGGAACCGGGAGGAGGCAGTGGGTGACGGCCCGTGGGTGTTCGAGCTGGGAGCGGTTGGACGACGCGCTGATGCGCTGTGGCCTGCGCGGCAGGGGTGCGGTGTCGTCATGTCCCCGATGGTGACCCGCGGGCAGTCAAGGATGAGGCTGCTCGACGCCTACTGCGGCGCCGGTGGCGCCGGGATGGGCTACCACCGCGCGGGTTTCGACGTCGTCGGGGTGGACCTGGCAGCGCAACCCCGGTACCCGTTCGAGTTCCACCAGTGCGACGCGGTGGAGTTCATCCGTGCCCATGGGCACGAGTTCGACGCGATCCACGCCAGCCCGCCGTGTCAGATGTTCACCCCGTACCGGCGGAAAGGCCATGGGGTCGGCGACGGCAGCCCGAACCTGATCCCACCGACCCGGGCTGCTTTGGTTGCCGCCCAACGGCCGTACGTGATTGAGAACGTCGAACAGGCGGCCGGCGAGCTGGTGAGCCCAGTGAAGCTCTGCGGCAGCATGTTTGGGCTTGACGTCCAGCGACACAGGCTGTTTGAGACCAACGTGCCGGTCATGTCCTCGCCGTGCAACCACACTTGCTGGTCTCCCCGTTTCCCGCCCGCGACGAACCGGGCCAACCTACGGAGGACCGTCGAGATCGGGGTGTGGCGTATCCCGCTGTCGGTGCAGCGGACTGCCATGGGCATCGACTGGATGACGCTCCCCGAGCTGAGCCAGGCGATCCCACCTGCCTACACCGAGCTTGTCGGCGGGTTCCTGCGGGAGCACCTGATCCACACCGCTTCGGTAATGGGGAGGCACCATGGGCATGGCATCGACATGGCCACCCGTTCGGGGTGTCACAACGGCGCGGCAGACACAAGCAGTTTCACCCACGACCCTGATTGGAGCCTCACCAAATGACCGTCATCACCGGGACCGCACCGGAGAGCAACCTCGTCAGCCACGCCCGCCACGAGTTGGAGTGGCTCGGCGAAGAGGGTTACGTCATAGACTGGTACCTGACGGTGGTCCGCGCGTTCGCCAGCATCGACCATTCCGGCGGTTCCGCCGCCGCGGCGCTGCCCGTGCTGGAGCGGCTGCTGCGCTACGAGCCCCTGACGGATCTCACAGACGACCCGGCCGAGTGGATCGACCGCGGCGAGGTCAACGGCATGCCGTGGTGGCAGAACACCCGCGACTCCCGCGCGATGTCCCACGACGGTGGCATCACCTACTGGATGGTGCACGAAGCGGACGCCGCTGGCTGGTCGGACGCGGTCCCTGTGCATCAGAGCGTCTAAGGAGCCCCCGATGTGCAAGGTCGACCTCAAAACCCCCCGTGCCGCCGCGCTCGTCGCCGACCTGCTCGATCAGCTGATTGTCGCCCTCGCGGCAGAGGACGGTTGCGACCCGTCCGAGGTGAGGGTCGGGCCGGTCGACTTCGGTGGAGCCGACGATTCGTTGTGACCAGCATTTATCCCGGAAGGAACCCATGATGCGCACGACCGATGACCCCAACGACCCTCGGCTCACCCACGGCCCGGACACCGAACCCCGGGAGCAGGCCGAGGTCTACCTCGTCCTGTCGGACGCTGAACGGGCCGAGGGCTTCGTGCGGCCGCTGCGCACAAGCTATCGACACCTCCAGTGTGGGGCGGTGACGACCATGGGCACCGCGATCGCCGCGACTTACGCGCGCCTGCCGGCGTTCTATGGCAACACCTACTGCGCCCGGTGCAACCTGCATCGCCCGGTCGGTGAGGCCGGCGAGTTCGAGTGGCTGGACGACGGAAGCAGGGTCGGGACTTGACTGACAGGCGTTGTCACCGCGGCGAGCGGTGCCGCGACTCCCAGCGGATCGGTGACCGGCTCTACGGGGCGGAGATCCACACCGAGATCGGCTTATGCCTTACTTGCACCCGCATCGTCACCGACGGCATCGCCGAGCTACCCGTGGACTACGTGGTGTTGACCGGCGCGCTCCAGCGGGGCAGCTCCGGGATGGTCGAGCTGGTGTCCTCGTCCCCGGAGCAGCCCTGCCCAATCCGGATCGACGTGGCCGCGCTGCGTGAGGAGATCGTGCGGGTCGCCACGACGTGGGCGGAGCCGGTCGCGGACCTGCTGCGCATCCGGTGGGACACGCAGGCCGTGGCCTCGCACACCCGGCCCGCGGTGGCGTTGCAACGCGCGACCAGGATCCTCTCCGGTGCCCTACCGGCGCTGCTCAACCTCCGGGCCGTGGAGGTGCAGACGTGGTCGGACAGCGGGGAGTACTGGCAGTGCGAACCGGCCGACGGGCTGGACGGGGCGTTGGAGCTGCTGCGGTTGCATGAGGTGACCCGCGCCGCGTTGGGACGCAACCGGCTGGTGCACCAGCTGCCGGCGCCGTGCCCCAACATCGACTGTGGGGAGACGCGGCTGGTCCGGGAGAACGGGGCGTCACAAGTGGACTGCGAGGCGTGCGGCCGGGTGTACCCCGAGGAGGACTACCGGCGCCTGACCCTGATCCTCACGAGCGAGGCCGCATGAGGTATGTAGAACCGCCTGAGCGGCTCCGGCGACATCAGCCCGGGGATGGCCCGGTCGTGTTCCTGGCGGGTGGGATCACCGGTTGCCCGGACTGGCAAGCGGAGGCCCGGAAGCTACTGGACGATACCGATCTTGTGGTGTGCAACCCGCGCCGGCCGAAGTTCGACGTGACCGACCCGAACGCATCACGTGACCAGATCGCGTGGGAAGTGGAGCACCTTCGAGCGGCCGATCTGGTCCTGTTCTGGTTCCCCGCCAGCTGGAGGAGCGCTCAGCCGATCGCGCTGTTCGAGTTGGGCATGGCGTTGGGCCAGGGCCGGGAGCTGGTCGTGGGTACAGACCTGGACTACTGCCGCCGCTACGACGTCGACCAGCAGTGTCACCACGCCGCTCCCGGTCTGACCGTGTGGACCCGACTGGACCGGGTGTGTACGGAGGCGCGGAAACAGGCGGCGTGAGCGTCCCTTGGCCGTGGCCTGGTGACTCCCCTGTGGAGCGGCGTTCCCGGGTGGCCCGTTCCTACCGTGACGCACTCGAGGAAGTCGACTCCGGCAGGTGCGCCGAGCTGGACGCGGCGATGCTGCGGTTGGGGCAGCGGTGGGTGCTGCCGACCGTGGCGGTCTACACCGACGATGACCTGCTGACCGCGGGCCTGGTGTCGGATTTCGCGAACGTGACGCTCAAGGCGGTCTACGGGTGGCGTAGCCGGGAGACGGACCCGCTGCCGAGCGTCACGACGCCGGACGGCATCCGGTTCCGGTTCGCCGACGTCCGGGAGTGGCTGGGACACCGCGCTTGACGCCGCATGGCCATGCTTCGGGGTTAGCGCGTCAAATGACACGGGAATGTGCTACCATCTCAACCATGGGCGGTCGGGTGGTGAAGCGGGGGTACCGGTACCGCTTCTACCCGACCGAGGGCCAGGCAGACCTGCTGAACCGTACGTTCGGGTCGGTCCGCTGGGTCTGGAACCGTGCTCTCGAAGAGCGCTCCCGGGCGTGGACCCAGGAACAGCGCCGGGTCGGCTATCACGAGACGAGCAAGATGCTCACCGGGTGGAAACGGGACCCGGAGACCGAGTGGCTCGGCGAGCCATCGAAGGACCCATTGCAGGCCGCGCTGCGGGACCTGCAAACCGCCTACGTGAACTTCTGGCAGAAGCGGACCAAGTACCCGCGGTTCAAGTCCAAGCACAAGAGCAAGGCGTCGGCCACGTTCTACGCGAACTGCTTCCGTTACCGGGGTGGCACGCTCACGCTGGCGAAGATGTCCGAGCCGCTGGACATCGTGTGGTCACGCCCGCTGCCGGAGGGTGCGGACCCGTCGTCGGTCACGGTCAGCCGGGATCCGGCGAACCGGTGGCACGTGTCGATCCTGTGCGAGGTCACAGTCTCGGCCGGCCCGCGCACGGACTCGACGGTGGGATTGGACGCGGGGATCACGTCGCTGCTCACCTTGTCCACCGGGGAGAAGATCGTGAACCCCCGGCACGAACGGCGGGACCGCTTACGGCTCGCGAGGGCGCAGCGGAACCTCTCCCGCAAGGCGAAGGGCTCGGCGAATAGAGTCAAGGCCCGACTGAAGGTGGCGCGGGTGCACGCCCGCATCGCCGACCGGCGTAGAGACGTGCTGCACAAATTGTCCACGAAGCTGGTTCACGAGAACCAAGTGATCTGCATCGAGGACCTGTCCGTCCGCAACATGGTCAAGAACCACTCCCTCGCGCGGGCGATCTCGGACGCGAGCTGGTCCGAGCTGCGCAGGCAGCTGGAGTACAAGGCCGCGTGGTACGGCCGAACCGTGGTCGCGATCGATCGCTTCTATCCGAGCAGCAAGACGTGCTCGGGGTGCGGTGCGATCGTGGAGAAGTTGCCGCTGGGCGTCCGAGAGTGGACCTGCCCTTGTGGCTCGGTCCACGACCGGGACGTCAACGCGGCAGTGAATATCAGAGCGCTGGGGCTCAGCGTGCTCGCCTGCGGAGACGGCGTGAGACCGGCCCGCACCTAGTGCGGGCCGGCAGCTGTCGATGAACCAGGAACCCTGCTCGCGAGGTCAGGGGAATCCCCCGGACTCGTCCGTGGGGAGGAAAGTCAACCAAGCGTCGTGGACCGGGGCGTGTTGTGGTTCTGGCAGGCAGGAGGACTTGAATGAACGAGATCGAGATCGTTCCGGGCGTGTGGCTGGTCCAAGCGGACTGGACCGGCGACGTCCTGTGGTTTTGGCAGTGCCGCGAGTGCGACGACGGGTTCGGGCCGCTGACCGGCCGGGAGGGCGCAGAAGTGGGTGCACGCGCCCACAGGCACCGAGAAGACAACGGAGGCTAGAACCATGAACGATCCGTTCAGCACCCCGGCGTGCCACACTGCGACCATCTTGAGCTACGAACACGACGGCCGACGATGGTCGTGGTGTCTCGGGAACCGGACGGCCGCTGGTTCGTCAGCTTCGCCGTTGACATAGCGGACCCGGCGCCGCAGCTGTCTACCGGGGAAACCGTGGGTGTCGACCTCGGCATCACCGACTTCGCGGTGCTGTCCACCGGCGAACGCATCCCCAACCCCCGACATATGGCTCGGCACGAGCGGGGCCTCAAACGTCACCAGCGCCGCCTGGCACGCTGTCGGCCGGGCTCGAACAACCGGGCGAAGGCTCGGCTGAAGGTGGCTCGCCGTCACTCCCGCGTGCGAGACGCCCGGCGGGACTTCCTGCACAAGGCCAGCACCGATCTCGTGCGTCGGTTCGACCGGATCGGCGTGGAAGACCTTGCCGTCCGGAACATGGTCCGCAACCACATCCTCGCGAGGGCGATCAGCGAGTGTGGGTGGGGCGAGTTCCGGGCGATGCTGGAGTACAAGGCCACCCGCGCCGGGCGTCAGTGCGTGATCGTGGACCGCTGGTATCCGAGCACGAAGACGTGCTCGACTTGCGGGCATCTGCTCGCCTCCCTCTCCCTCGGGACACGGCATTGGACGTGCCCTGACTGCCGCACTCGGCATGATCGAGACGTGAACGCGGCCAAGAACATCAACACTGCCGCCGGGCTGGCGGCCGGAGCCTGTGGAGGGGACGTCAGACGTGCTGGGCAACCGGCACGCAGTCCCCTGTGAAACAGGAACCCTCCCGGGTGACCGGGAGAATCCCCGCCCTTGAAAGTGCGGGGAGTTGTCAACGCTGGTACGGTTCCCACTGGCACAACTGTGCCCTCAGCGGGGTAGTGCGAGTCGGCAAGCTCGCCTCCCGCTGCTCGCCCTCGAGGCGAGGGTGGCTCTGGCGCCCCAGACTCCCCCTCTGGCCGCGCGCCGGAGCCGCCACCCTAATCGCGCGGTCGCCCCGTTCGACTGCGCTTCCGGCTGTGGTTCGCCCGGCCGGATGGCGGCCTGTCCTCTTGGGAGCGCGGGCCGCCCCCAACGTCACCGTTAGTGCCTTGCGCTACGGTGGGATGAGCTGTAGTGTCGTGCGCATGGACTCCACGGGAATCATCACAGCCGACATGATCGAGCACCTCCGCCGGGTCGTTGACGGGATCATCGCCGCCGACACCGAGGGGGAGCCGCTCGTCCGGAGCAAGATCCGGTACGACGGACCGGATCCGCTCTACGACGGCGTCGACCAGATCGTCGTGATCGACGGTGACCCGGCGTGGTTCTCGCTGTACGACACGGGCAAGGTCACCACGACGGACCTGTCCGCTCGGTGGGTCGACCTCGTCAGCGATGCGTGGGAGCGCTACGAGCAGGACAGCTACGAGCGGGAGCGTTTCTGATGCCCGGGCCGGAGTACGCCGTCGGCCAGCGCGTCGAGGTACTCACCGTCGACTTCGAGGCCCTCCACCTCCCGTACGTATGGACGCCCGGCACGGTCACCGTTGCGGACCCGCTGGACGGCGGCCGGTGGAGAGTCGTGGTCACCTGCGACAACGGCTATCTGGTCCGGCAGATCGTCGGCAAGCGCGGCGGTAACAAGCGCATTCAGGCACTCTGATGCCCCGCACCGGAACCCCGAAGGACTCCGTGACGTTCCGGATCACGCCAGCCGCCCGTAAGTGGATCGCAGACCAGGCCCGCAAGCGGGGCGAGCACGGCATCACCGACGGTGAGATGGTCCGTTGGATGCTGACCTACGCCGCTACCTACATGCCCAGCGACTACCGGCCGGCCGGGGTGACACCGGAGAAGCGCCGGCCGGGGACCTGATGAGGCCCAGGCGTGCGGTGGACGAGTATCCCGACGGCTACGGGATCGCCGGCGACCCGTTCCGGACCACTGACCGTGAGTTGGCCCGGGCGGTGGCGAAGGAACTGGACCGAATCGACCCGCTGCCCTGTCGGACGAGTTCGGGTTCGACCTCAACCGCACGCAACGATGTGGGCCGGTTCTCGGCCGGTGGGCTGGTCGGGTTCGGGTGCTGCATTCAAGAGCACGATGACTGGGTGGAGATCACCCAGTGGGGCAACCCGACCCCCGTGTTCGTGTGCGCGGGGTGCGGAAAGCGGCAAACGGAGGACCCATACCTTGAGTACTGAGTGCGGATGACCGACGCAGAGCCTCGGCCAGGCTGCCACCTGTGTCACGACGGCGTGCCCCGGTCCCTCCAGGACGCAATCGCCCACATCCGGGTCCTGCACCCAGACGCGTACTGGCCACCCGAGCGCTGGCCCGACGGCGGCCTGGTCGTCACCGACGAGACGCAGGCCCCCGACGACTTCCGGTGACGGCATGATGATCACACCCCCACGAACGGAGCACCCCTTGAACCTCGCCGGCCGCATCCTCACTACCGCAGTCCTGGCCACTGTCCCCATCGTGGTAGCCGCGCCCGCCGCGCTGGCGCACGACGACGTCGAGGCCGCGGTGAACGTCGACACCGACGACGACGGGCTCACCATCGAGATCAACCTCGATCTCTGCGATGGCGGGGACCTGATCGAGCTGTAGCCGGTGACGCTTGGGCTACTGGCCGGCGTTGCGCTCGCCCTCATGGGCGTGGGCTTCTTGATCAGCGACTACATTGCGGACCGGAGGCGACGGTGAGCCCACGGTGGGAGATCAGCGTGTGGGACCGCGACACCGACTCGTGGCGGTACGTGCTGACCGCGGTGCAGCGCGAGCTGGTGGGCCAGTTCCGGCGGGGCATCACCTCCGGGCCGGACACCCTCAAGGTGGTCGCCCTCCCGGACCGGTACCGTTGACTCTTTAGGTAAGAGCGGGCATTCTGGTGTCATGCCCGACGAAGCGCCGGACCTGATGAAGGGTCACGAACTCGCCAAAGAGTGGCAGCTGGCGCCTAAGACGCTCGACAACTGGCGGTACCGGGGCGAGGGCCCGCCGTTCGTCAAGCTCAACGGTGCGATCCGCTACAGCCGGAAGGCGTGCGCCCGATGGCTCGCCGAGCGGGAGTCCGCGAGCACTGGCGGGAGCGCAGCGGGTACAAGCGTTGACCGCTGATCCTGCCGCTGGCCCGCCCCTGCCTGGGCAGCTGCGCATCGGCCACCTGACCTACCGCCTCGTCGAAGATGACCAGCTCGTGGCCGAGCACTCCGTCCGGGAGTGCTCCGACTTCGCCGGCTGGTCCCACGCGCCCACCCAGACCATCGCCGTCGGTACCAGGTCGGTGCGGCAGGGCAACCAGCCCCTCGGTGATGACTACAAGCGCGAGACCGTGCTCCATGAGATCGTGCACAGTTGCTTACGGGTTACCGACTGCAACCCGGACCGGGACGCCAAAGCTGGCGTCGAGGACGTTGAGGAACGCGCCGTGGCTGCGCTCACAGGGCCGCTACTCGCGGTGCTGCGGGACCACCCCGAGCTGGTGGCGTGGCTAACTGCTAAGTGAGGAGATAACAATGCGTATGCGCAATATCGTCACAGTTCTGTGCCTGACCACCGGTGCTGTTCTTGGCGGTGCAGCCCCCGCCTTCGCCCACCAGCACCTCTTCGCGCCCAGCGGGGACTGTCCTGCGGACAGCGCCAACGTTCCGCAGGGATCGGACAACCCTGCCGGCCAGACCCCGGGCGGCCGGAACAACGCGGCTGGCAATGAGCAGGGCAGCGAGCACTGCACCAACCGGTAACGGAGGACCCCGATGGCTGACCGTAGAGGCAAGGCGTCCAGCCGGAACCAGCCCAGCAAGGGCACCTCGAAAGACCAGCGCCTCGGCGGCAGGGGCGCGAAGCCCGGCCCCGCGAAGGGCAGCGCAGCCGCAGCGAGGGGCTCAGCGGCAGGCGGACGGAAGTCCCGGAAGAAGTAGCACTTAGTAAGAACAGGTAGCACTTAGTAAGAACGGACTGAGGGCCACGTGGCAGCCATGCGGACGTGCCCAACCCAGGGCTGCCCCACCCGCGTCGCCACCAGCGGCCAGTGCGCCAAGTGCAGGGCCGCAGCCGAACAGCGACGGGGCACACCACACCAACGCGGGTACGGCACCGCACACAGGCACAGGTTCAGGGCAGGCGTGCTCGCACGTGACCCTGTCTGCGTGGTGTGCAAGGCAGCACCATCCACGGTGGCAGACCACTGGCCACTCAGTAGGCGTGAGCTAGTGACGCAAGGGCTGGATGCGGATGACCCACAACGTGGTCGCGGTTTGTGTCGGGTCTGCGATGCCCGCCAGACCGCACGAAGGCAGCCTGGCGGGTGGCACGCCCGCTGATGTGGAATACTAAGAGATAGTAAGAACCCCGCGACGCGCGAACGTCCGGGGCTGTGGCCGACACCGTGAAGGCGGTACCGACATGCACAACACTACCTGCTCTGTGCCTGATTGTGAGAAGAGCGAGGCCGCAGGCGGCCTATGTGCCATGCACTGGGCCAGGGTCCAGCGCACTGGCAGAGTGGAAGGACTACGGCCACGGCGTGGTGGGGTCTGCTCCATCGAAGGGTGCGAAGAACCCCATGACTCCAACGGATGGTGCAAGAAGCACAGCCGACGTGCTCGGCACAACGGAGATCCTCTGGTAGTTCGGCAAGGGAAGCCCTCTCCTGGTGTAGGGCACCCACACTGGCTCGGCGACAGCGTCAGCTATGACGGCTGGCACGCGCGGCTCTACGCCATCAAGGGCCGTGCCGCAGACCACACCTGTGTCGACTGCCACTGTGCGGCCCGTGACTGGTCGTACGACCACTGTGACCCCGACGAACGACAGTCCGATGACGGGCCGTACAGCCTTGACGCATCCCACTACGCCCCCCGGTGCAGGCGCTGCCACAGCACCTTCGACATCGAGCAAGCGCGCGCACGGAGGGCCGTCACCGGTGAGCCTCCCCCTGTTAGCCGGAGCGCCTGATCACAGCAGGACTCCACTGGTACCCAGGGGGGGAACCCCAAGAGCGGTAAGAGCAGGAGCCCGCCGGTGAGGTGGCTCGCTGTCCAGACCCCTGAGTTTGCCCCGGAGGTGATCGTCTCGTGTCCACGTCAGTGACTGCTGTCTTCGGTGAGGGCGGCCGGCGCCTCTGGGATGCGGTCGCCGAGGAGAACGATCTCGATGCGGTGCAGCGGGTGCAGCTGGAGGAAGCGTGCCGCGCGAAGGATCGCCTAGACCGGCTGGACGAGCTACTTCGGGGCGACGTCGACACCTGGTGTCGCCTGACGCACCGGACGCAGACCGATGATTACGAGCTAAAGGTCGACGCGGCGTTGAGCGCGGCGAACACCACGGCGAACCTGATGAAGCAGCTTCTCGCGGCCCTCCGGCTTCCGGATGAGCAGACGGGGAAGCGCCCCCAGTTCCGGGGTCCACGCGGCGCCCAGGTGCCGACGACTCCGGGTGGCAAGGTGTCGAGCCTTGACCGGGCTCGCCGGGCGAAGTCGGGCTGACCTTGCCCTGGTCCGGACCGGAGTTCGAGGGGCACATCCCGTCGATCGGCTACGAGGTGCTGGACTGGATCCACGCCTACACGTGCCACGGTCCAGGGGATGTGCAGGGTGACGAACTGGACCTCGACGACGAGATGCGTGACCACGTCATCGAGTGCTACCGGCTGGACCCGACTTCGGGTCGGCGGATGTACGACGAGGTGGTGCTGTCCCGCCCGAAGGGTCGGGCGAAGTCGGAGCTCGCGGCGCTGGTGGGGGTCGCTGAGGCTTTCGGCCCGGTGCGGTTCGACGGGTGGAACGCCGACGGCCAGCCGGTGGGCCGGCCGGTCCGGTCGCCGCTGATCAAGGTTCTCGCCACTGAGGAAGGTCAGGCGGGGAACACGTTCGAGACGATGGCGTTCGTCGCGGGCGAGTGGGGCAAGGACGCGCACCCTGACATCTACGGCGGGGTGTCGGGTATCCGCCAGTACCAGTCGGCTACCGCCCTCTATCTCCCGCACGGCGGTGAAATGCGGGCGTGCACCGCTGGCGCCGCATCGAAGGACGGCGGCAAAGAGTCCCACGTGATTCCGGACGAAACGCACCTGTACATATTGCGGGAGTTGCGCAACATGTACGCGACGGTCGCGCGGAACATGGGTAAGCGGATGATCGCGGAACCGTGGATGCATCAGACGTCAACCGCATATCGACCTGGCGAAATGTCGGTGTTCGAGGAGACGCTGACGGCGTGGCGCAAGGGTGAGCTGAGCTCGCGGGTGTACGTGAACCACCGCGAGGCGAAGGGTCGCATCGACACCCTCGACAAAGACCACACGATGCGGCAGCTCGCTTACGTTTATGGCGCTTCGACTCCATGGCAGGACTTGGACCGGAAGTACCGGGACATGCTGGACCCGCGGATCTGTCCGGATGAAGCGACCGGGGCGCGCTACTACCTGAACCGTTCGATGAGCACCGCGGATGCGTGGATCGCGAAGGATATCCACGAACGTCAGACCCGCCACGGTGATGTGGTGGCCGCCGGTGAGCACATCTGTCTCGGGTTCGACGGGTCCTTGAACGAAGACACGACGGTGTTGCGTGGCTGCCGGATGTCGGATGGGTTCTTGTTCCGCATCGGGGCGTGGGCGCGCCCGGACGGTGCGGCGGGTATCGGGTGGGAGGTTCCGCGGGGGGACGTGTTGGCGACGGTCCGGGAGGCGTACGCCCGGTACGAGGTGGTGCGAGGCTATTTCGACCCGCACGAGTGGCGCACCGACATCGACTCGCTGGCCGATGAGTTCGGTGAGCGGGTGGTGGTGTGGGAGACGCGCCGGGATGTACAGATGGCCGCCGCGTTGGACCGCTTGCGCGCGGATCTGATCAACCGGGTGGCGTGGCACGACGACGACCCGTTGGCGGCTGAGCATTACGGCAACGCTTATGTGCGGCGTAAGACCCCGCACCGTCTGGTGCGCAAGGAGCACCCCCAGTCCAGCCGGAAGATCGACAGTGTGGTGGGTGACGCCCTCGCGTACGAGGCGCGCGCAGACGCACTAGCCGAGGGTTGGTCCGCCGCCCCGCCTGACCGTCGTGTGATCGTCTACCGGTAGGGGGTCCGCTGGTGGCCCTGACTGAGGACGAACTCAAGACTCTCATTAGGTTGCAGGCTCAGCTTCAGGCCGCCACCGCCGGCTGGGTGGACACGGGGGGTCGACGGCACCGTGGTTTCCGGTCACTGGACGCCTACTACGACGGGGCTCAGCGGCTGGAGCAGCTGGGACTAGCGGTGCCGGCGGAGTTGCGCCAGTTCGTGACGATCGTGAACTGGCCCCGGATCGTGGTGAACGCCGTCGAGGAGCGGATCGATCTTCAGGGATTTCGGCTGCCCGGGAACGCGGAAGCCGACGCCGAGCTGTGGCGGATCATGCAGGCCAATGACATCGATGAGGAGTCGCAGCTCGCGCACCTGGACGCGTTGGTGTTTGGGCGCGGGTTCGTGTGCGGCGGCACGGGCAGCGATCCGAACACTCCGCTGATCACGATCGAGTCTCCGCTGGAGATGATCGCGCAGAGGGATCCCCGGCGCGCGGCCCTGTCCGTGGCGGCGAAGTTCTACACGGACCTGTCCAGTGGTGACGCGGTCGCGCGGGCCACGCTGTACCTGCCGAACAGGACGGAGTGGCTGGTGTGGGACGGCCGGTGGATCACGGACCCCGACATCAACCCTGATGAGCACGGCCTAGGCGTTGTCCCGGTGGAGCAGTTGACCTACCGGGCCCGTTCCGCAGACAGGTCGGGTTCGTCGCACATGTTGGACGCGATCCTGCCAACGGACGCGGCGGCCCGGGCGCTGACGAATGCGCAGGTCGCCACTGAGGTGATGGCGCTGCCGCAGCGGTTCGCGGCGGGCATGTCTCAGGCCGACTTCACGGACCCGGAGACCGGGGAGGCGCTGACGGCTTGGGAGTCCTACATGGGCCGGATATGGGCGACGGCGGACCCGAACGCGAAGTTCGGGCAGTTCACCGCAGCCGACTTGTCGAACTTCACGGGAATCGTGTCGCATTACGCGCAGCACATCGCGGGTATGTACGGGCTGCCGTTGCGGTATATGGGGCAGGGGACGACGAACCCGCCCAGCGCGGACGGTATCCGCGCTGAGGACGCTCGCCTGATCAAGGCGTGCGAGCGGGCACACGGGCCGTTTGGTGGCTCGTGGGAACGGATTGCCCGCCTGGTGCGGCGGTTGGTGGACGGGGTGTGGGACCCGGAGCTGGTGCAGCTGGAGACGCTGTGGCGGGACCCGGCGACCCCGACACGTGCTCAGGCTGCGGACGCGGCAGTGAAGCTGTACGCGGCGAAGGTGATTCCGTTGCGTCAGACCCGGGAGGACCTGGGCTATTCGGCGGTGCAGATCGAGCGGATGGAGGGCATGGACGCGGCTGAGGCGTCCGACCCGCTGGAGCTGCTGGCGGACGAGTTCCGTCGTGACCGGGGCGCGCCGCAGCCGACGGGGCCGGCGAACAATGGCGCTGCTTGACATCGCCCTGGCCTACTACCGCTTCATGCGGGCCCTGACGCGGCGCACACAGGACGCGACCCGCCGGTTGTGGCGGGAGGTCGAGCTCGCGGACCTGGACGGCTCGTGGGGACCGCTGGCGGACCGGATGCTGGTCACTGTGGCCGCCGCGCAGTTCTTGGCCGCTCAGCGGGCCGCCCCGTACCTCGATGCAGCACTGGCCGCGCAGGGTGCCAGCGCGGATGCACTCGGGCGGCTCGTCCCGGCGTCCCTCGCGGGCGTCGCCTCGGATGGCCGGTCCCTGGACACGCTGCTGTACGAGCCGGTGATCCGGGTGAAGACGGCCATCGGGTCCGGTGAGGCCCCATCCCGGGCGTTGGCGTCCGGTGAGGCGTCACTGGTGCGGATCGCGGGCACGCAGGTGCAGGACACCGGCCGGGCAGCGGTCGCCGTGGGAATGGTGACCCGCCCGTCGGTGACGAGTTGGGTACGCGTGCTGAACCCACCGTCGTGTGGACGGTGCGCAGTGCTCGCGGGCCGCCGGTACCGTTCCGAGGCGATCGGCAACTTCAACCGCCACGAAAACTGCGACTGCACAGCGGCCCCGCTGGCGGAAGACACGCAGGATGCCCTGCGCACCGACCCCGACGCCTACTTCCGGTCCCTGACCCGCGAGGATCAGGACAAGTACTTCACCGTCGCCGGGGCGCAGGCGATCCGGGACGGCGCGGACATCGGACAGGTCGTCAACGCCCGCCGTGGTGCCCGTGGCCTGTCGCAGCCGGGCCGGCTGACCGACGCTGAGCAGCGGACGCTGCGGGGCGGTCGGGACCGTGGCCGGCTGGAGCGGGTCGACGTGTTCGGACGGCAGGTGCTCACCACCACCGAGGGGACCACGGTCCGCGCCGTCGCCGGCAAGCGCCTCGCGAAGTCCAGCGGGACAACCAAGGCCGGAGGGCAGCGTTACCGGCGCGCGAAGACACCCCGACTCATGCCGGACGCAATTCTGGAGCTGGCTGGCGATGACCGCGAAGAGCGGGTCAGGTTGCTCAAGCGCTTCGGGTACATCCTTTGACGTAGTGCCCTGGTCGCGTGATGCGGTCAGTCGATCACCCTCACCACAACCGCCGGCGTGACGCTGCGCGGTCATCCCGCGACGGGAGCAAGGAATGCCCAAGAGAACCGAGAACGATCCCGACACCCCCAACGACCCGCCGGAGGACGCACCAGAGGATGAGGGCAAGCCCGCCGACCCCGGCGACGACGACGCCGGCGGTGAGGACACGGACGATGCCAGTGACGGCGCCGACCCGGCTGTCACCGCCGCTGAGGAGAAGGCCACCGCGGCACGTCGTGAGTCCGCCCAGCGGCGACGTGAGCTGAAGCCGTGGAAAGACCTGGCACGGGAGTTCAACCTGACCCCTGATCAGGTGCGTGAGCGCCTGTCCGGGAAGGCCGCTGAGACAGCCGAGGTGGACGCTGAGGCGATCCGCCGGGAGGCGACGCGGGACGCGTCCGCCGCGGCGAACAAGCGCATCGTTAGGGCCGAGGTGAAGGCACTGGCCGCGGACCTGTTCGCGGACCCAGGTGACGCCCCGCTGTTCGTGGACCTGGCGAAGTACGAGGTCGACGACGACGGCGCGGTGGACGAGGACGAGATCCGGGACGACCTGAGGGCCGTGCTGGCGCGCAAGCCGCACCTGGGCGCCGTGACCGTCCGGAAGGCACCCGAACCGCGCACCCCGAGACCGGACCCGTCGCAGGGATCAGGCCGGGGACCGGCGCCGACTGGGGCGGAGCGGGGCCTCGCGGAAGCTGAACGGCGCTACGGAAAACAGACCGCACAAACGTGACGGACCGGCCGCGATAGCGGTCATCGGTCCAGAGGAGGACTAATGACCGATATCGCGGTCGACACCCTGACTTACCTGCCAGATGACCGGCCTTGGCTGCTGTTCGAGGCGGTTGGGCATCAGCAGCCGGTCTCAACGGACGCGGGGCTCATCAACTTCGCCTTGTTCACGCTCGCGACGCACTACCCGGACGGTTTCATTCGGTCCGGTGTGGTGCTCGGGCGGGTCACCGCCGGTGGCCGTCTCGGGCCGTATAGCGATACCGCCACCGACGGCCGCCAGACCTCGGTCGGGTTCCTGTACAACGCGACCCGCGTCCCCACGGACCTCACACGGAAGGTATCTGCGGCGTTCGTGGACTGCTTCGCGGTCGTGTGGGAGTCCCGACTCCCAACCGGCCACGGGCTCGACGCCGCGGCGCGGCTGGACCTCCCACTCATCAAGTTCCGGGCCTGACGGTCCCCGACAAGCAAAGGAATCGTCATGGCCATCTTGTGGGATTCGTATGTTTCTCCTCAAGCGTTGACCGCGTTCGTGCGGTCGGTGCCCGTGGATCAGAACTTCATCCTCGACCGGATCCTCCCCAACCGGTACGACGACATCTTGGAAGTGGAGTTCGGGGACGTCGCGGTCACCACCCGCGCCGCGAAGGCCCGTGCGTGGGACGCGCCGCCCCTGCCCGGCCGTCGGGACTCGTTCACGACCCGGAGGGTGAAGCTGCCGGCCGTGTCGCAGATGTTGGCACGTGGTGAGCGGGACCGCCTTGAGTTGGAGCGGCTCCGTTCTGGTGGGCAGGCGACCCAGGCCATCGAGCGGGCCATCTTCGACGATGCGGAGAACAACGCCCGGTCGGTGACCGCCCGTGTCGAGTTGATGCGCGGTGACCTCCTTGTCGACGGTAAGGTCACCCTGGCTGAGCTGGGTGGTCTCGAAGCTGACTTCGGGGTGCCGGGAACGCACTTCGTGACCGCCGGGGTCGCGTGGACGTCGGTCGCGACCGCCGACATCCTGGGTGACATCCGGACGTGGGCGAAGGTGTACCGGGCGTCGAACGGTTTCGACTTCGGCGGGATGATCATGTCCCGAGACATCTTGTTCACCATGCTCCAGAACGGGCCTATTCGGGACCTGCTGGCCACCGGGGGCATCCGCCCGCCGATCCTCCAGGAGGGCCAGCTCAACGACATGTTGCGCGCCCACGG